GGAAGATTTTTACCTACTTACTCAACCTGCACTTTGGTAGTAGAAGCTGTGGCGTACCAGGCATCTCTGTCCGCTGACTTAAAAAGAGTAATGCTCGGAGAGTGGGGTTTGGGTAACTTACATATCCACGAAGTCAAAGGTTTTCGCGGAGACAAGATCTCACGCTTCCGAGGGACACTTGGTTTGCTTGAAAATAAAAAAGTGATCTTCAACAGATACCGTAAGTTTGATCAGCTTTTTGATCAGATTGTAAACATAGGCGCAACTACGCACGATGACCTACTAGACGCGTACACACACTTGGTTACATTTTTACAACGACGGGGTAGCTTTGAAATTGAATATTAATTGATTTTTTGGGTAGTACTGTAGTAGCAGTGTTCTGGTTTTCTGAGTTGAACAATTTAAAATTTCTAATTTTTGTCACAGCACACAATCCTTTGAGCAAATTTGACGTGTTGCTGGAGACACTCAGAGCTTATCAAGACTTACCGGGTACACAAGACGTAAACATTATCATCGATAATGCACACGCAAGTGATGCCGTTGAGTTCCGTGAGCTGTTAGATGCAAACCTAACGTTCGAGTCGTTAAAAATTGTTTGCGCTTCGGCTGAGTTTGATCAAGGCTACTTTCTTACGTGGGCGCACAAACCTATGCTTTTTGATGCTGTTAAAAAAAAGTCGCATGATATTTATATGTACTCAGAAAACGACATGCTCTTTACGAGAGAAAACTTTGACTTTTGGTACGAGTACAAGGATAAGTTAAAAAAAATTAATTATGAACCCTCCTTTTGTCGTTACGAAGAATTCCAAGATCAAAAAATTCCCTTTGATAATTATCGCAACTGGAAGCTAAATGGACTAACAAAAAATGTGTGGGGTGATAGACCTTACAAGGTAGAGACTGTACCTGCGTTAGATGACCAAGAACTTCTTGGGTTTGTAACTTTAGGAAATCCATATTCTGGCTTGATGGTTTTGGATCAAGAAATGGCTGATACCTACATAAATTCTATAAGTGCAGATTTTGTACAAAGTATTAATAGAGTCTCTTTTCGTTGCTGGCCGGAAGGTGACAGAAGTTCTTTAGGTACTTGTTTTGAAAACTTACTTCCTGGTCAAGACCACAGGCGCTTAGTGCCTGTTGTGCGTAACGGCGACTCAGTTCAAATTGCTAGTTGTGGTTTGGTGAAACATCAGGACACTAAGTACAGCGAACAGTTGTTTCAAGGAGTAGATTCTCTGATAACAGTAGAGACGATGCTTGAACTCTGATTTTCAAGAAATGACTGACTTTGAGTGCAGAGTGAAGGACGCAGCTCAATGTGCCCCTACAACAAGTCGTGTAGATCACCCTACGCATTACAACACAGGGGGTATCGAGACCATTGATTACCTGGAGTCTGCTCTGACTCGTGATGAGTATATAGGCTTCCTTAAAGGTAATATTTTGAAATATTTATCTCGTGAGCGCTTTAAAAACGGAATCGAGGACTGTAAGAAAGCAAAGTGGTACATGGACAGACTTGTCTCATTTAGCGAAAAAGCTTGAATTACAGTTAAAGTAGAGAGACGTACAGCAAGCGTATGAATATTAGAGCTTTTGGTTCTGTCTTTGGTCAGACTAGTGACCTTCCAATGGCCAGTGGTTTTTTGTGGAAACCTGCTGATGGCCAGAAAACATTTTCAACTTGCCGTAGCATCTTTATCGAAGCTAAAGCATCGTCAGGCAAAGACGATGTTTTTATCGAGTTTAGTGACGGTCCTGGTCAGTATATTCACATTGAAAATTTAGTAGGTGATCAAAAACTACCGTTTGCCATAACTGGAATTAGCGGCGGTTCTATTGAAGGCGCTGTCGTTCTCTTCTAAAACTATGAATCCTTACGACAAGGCAGCTTTCGGCTTTGCGAAAGCATATCAAATGAATATGAGGGCAGCAAATGAGCAGCGTAGCGCTAACTCACCTTCAGACAATGCCTTTACAGAGGAGATGATGGATGAGGAGAAAGCTTTAAATTATTCTCCCTCAGGTATGGAACCCGCTCCTCCTGCGGATCAATACAATCAGTTTGGAGCAAACGAGCAAGAAGAAGAGATGGCAGGGGCTAACGGCAATTCGGTCGCAAGAGCCAAAGCAAAGGTATCTAAATACCTCAGAGGGTGATTCCGAGGTAGTATGTTGTCACTGACGTGACTTCACAGTGCTTCTAGATTGCTTTCCTTATTTTAATGAACGTGAACTTCTTGAGCTGCGTATTCGGACGTTAGAAGACCACGTTGATGGCTTCTTAATTACTGACGCCAACAGAACACACAGAGGTGACGAGAAGAACTTTACGTGCCTAGAAGCAATTCGAGAGCTTGGTCTACCAGAGGAAAAGATTCAAGTCCTGCATGTAGAGCTACCTTCGTATGAAGAAGTCCAAGACCCCTGGATTCGAGAGCGTGGACAAAGAGATGCACTGGGTGTCGGTCTTGATTTGATGGACGATGACGATATTTTTATTTGTTCTGACTGTGATGAAATTGCTAACCCTGCTCGGTTTTCTGAACTTTTGGAAGTAGTTAAAGAGGAAAAAGAAAAGATTGTTAGGCTCAGCATGAGCATGCATTACGGTAGAGCTGATAGACAGCTCGTGTCTCCCACGGGGGAGTTATTCGATTGGCGTTGTGGGGTTGTAAGCACTGTTGGCAGGTTCAAAGCTTTTGGTACTCTTTCCTCAATGAGAGCTAGTACGGAGAATCACTATTTTGGAGAACGTGATGCAGGTTGGCACTTGAGTTGGATGGGTGATTCAGATAAGCGAAAGACAAAACTTCGTTCTATTGCTGAATATTACATATGGGATCGCCCTGAAGTACAGAAACTGTGTGAGGACTTTGAACCTGAAGAAGGTAAAACAGACATGTTGGGTCGAGAGGATCATCTGTTGACTTCTTACCCTGTTGAAAATTTGATGCCTGAAGCAGTTAAACTAGAAAGAGTTAAGGCGTATTTACTTCCTGATGGCTAATAAAATGCCCCCCGAGCTTCTCGAAAAGTTCAAGAAAAGTAGAGAAGAAAAATCAGGTTCTAACGAAGAGGACCAAAAGAAAGATAAGCGTAAATCCGCTCTTTCTAAAGCTCGCAAAGCTAAAGAAATGAGTTCCAAAAAGTAATTCTAAGAAATTACAAACCACTGTGTGTGTATAGATGAGTTCCTCCGAAACTAGAACAGCTTTTACCGAGATTTTGGAGGCTTCACGCACTCAAGATCGAAGTAACTCATCGTCCACGATGGTGGTTTTGAGTCATCTTCAGCAGATGATTCTGTTGATGATGAAAAAAGGCTTGGCTTTTTATTGTGACCAAGACACGTTTAAAGGTCGTACAAGATTTTTAAACGATGTCATTAGTCTTAATAAGCTAGACATCCGATTCCCAGCAATCATCCGTAACTTTCTTATCGATGGTTGCGGTCTTTTTTACTTCAGACCCGACCCAAAACTAAAGTATCAAATTTACTTTTTTAACAAGAATCAATATCGTGTCTACCACGACACAAACGGGAGCGTAGAAGAAGTCGTAATTGTCTATAGCTACAAGGTAAAGAACGCTTCTTTAGGTCTTCCTAGCAACACTTATGGTCAAAACAAAAGGTATGTTCGTTTAACAATTACAGCTAAAGAGATTACTGAAATTGAGACTGACAGTGAGCTTAGTTTTGAACTAGAGCCGGGCTCAGTTCTAACCCCAACTAAAAATCGACCTAACACACTGGGCTTTATTCCAGCTGTGGAAGTCCTCAATAAACCAAATTCAAGTGGTACAGAAGGAGAAGGTGAGTTTGATCCTTTTATGGAACAGATTGTTTTACACAATCAACTCACAAAAAATGTCGCTAAGAACATTGAGTTTTTTGGTAACCCGACACTTATTAGCTCTCGGCCACGAACCGACCTCGTAGAGGCAAATGACAGTCAATCTACTTTTAGGCCCACTATTAGTAGTCAAAGTGGTTTTGCGGGAACGAACCAACCGTCGACTCGGGTTTCTGAGCCGTTCGGAGTAGGTATGGGTTCCGGTTTACGTGTCCCGAGGATTATTGCCAACGTCGAACCTTCGGATCGTGTTGGCTATATGACTCCTGACCCAGTGTCAGGTGACATGAACCGATATATTCTTTTGTTGAGAGAGGAGATCAGAACAGCCTTAGGTGGGGTTGATGAGATCTCTATTTCTGCTGGTGCTACTGCCACAGAGATTAAAGGTTTGATGGGACGAGCCCAGGCAACGGCTCTTCGGAAAAACAAAGGATTTTTGACTTACGGCTTTAATCGTCTTCTTGAGATGATGATCTATCACCAAGAAGTAATTTTTAGAGAATCATTTGTCAGTCTGGCTGGGCTTAAAGAACCCAAACCTCCAAAAGAAGAAACAGATGAGTCAATTGAAAAATATCAGCAGTCACTTGTCAAATTTGAAGCTAAAGTAAATCAAGCGATGAAAGTCGCACTGGAGACTAATACAGTTCCTCCAGGTGTTGTCGGTCTACCTGAAGACGGAGAGCGCGAAGTAACCTACAGATTCCAAGGTGATGTCTACGAAGACACTGCCTACGACATCAACCAAAAATCGATTGTCGTTAGGAACCTGCAGGAGCTGGGTGTTGATAGCATAGAAGCTCTGAAGTTTCTTTTCCCTGAAAAGACTGATTCAGAAAGAGCTGAAATGTTAAAAGGCTTTCCTTTTAGGATGGTC